ATAAGTGATCTAAGAGCGGCACATCAAGCGTGGTTCACGAAAAAGCATATATCAAGATGGTATGCCGTTTTTGTCGAAAAGGCAGGATCTCCAATACCTGTTGGCAAATATGATCAAGGCAAGGCAACGCCTGAAGCTAAAAACGATTTATACAATGCTTTGAAAAAATTCCAAACTAAAAGCGCGTTGGTAATACCCAAGGAATTCGAAGTCGATTTCCTAGATTGTAAGACAAATGGCGAGGCTTTTAGAGCGGCTTTGGAAATATTCAACATGTATATTGGGCGCGCGTTGCTTATCCCGGATTTGATGGGATTTGCTGGCGGTGAAACTAGCGGTGGATCATACACTTTAGGCAAAGAGCAAATAGGTATATTTTTTAAGCACATCACACGGCGCAGAATGATACTTGAGAGAGTAATCAACCAGCATTTAGTTTGGCCAATAGTTCTTCATAACTTTGGCTATGTAGATCATTATCCAAAATTCAAGTTTAGGCCAATTACTGAGGATCAAACTTTAGAATACGTCAAGATATGGTTGGAAGCTGTGAAAGGTCGAGTATATGTCCCTAGCGAACAGGAGTTGTCACATTTCAGGTCAGTTATCAACTTTCCTAACCAATCTGCAGAAAGCGATGGAGCAGAGAATGGCGAGGAAAAAGAAGATGATGAGGAAGAAACCGAGATTGTCTCGGATATCAAGGTTACCGAAACCAAGGATGGCGACCAAGTATCTTTTGCTAAAAAACTCTATGGAACAATCCCAGGAAATTACGAAAAACGAGTAAATTTTTCTCTAATCGAAAGTATGCTTGATAACTCACTAGATCAATTTCTGACAATTACCGCACCTGTAGTAGATGATGTGATTGACGGTCTTTTGGTGAAAGTAGAAAGATGGCATGGAAATCCTAACCAAATTGACCGTGTAATGGTTGCCGAGTCAACGCAATTGGCAAGGATGCTCAAGAAGGAATTGAAGGCTATCTATACCAAAGGTGAGCAATTAGCGGCTGCGGAATTGTCGCCCCAAAAATACGCAAAAGGTCCGCTAGTAGATAAGTCGTTTTTGGATGTCCTGAATGGCGAGGTAGATCAATTTGCAATCGATTGGTCAGACAAGATTAGCCAGAGGGCGCGGCTAACCATGGTCGAATCAATCAAGGATGGCCTATCTCTCAAGCAAACCGTGGACAGAATCAAGGAAGAGATACCAGGATTGAGCAAAACATCTATTGAACGATTTGCTAGAACAAAATTCACGGAAGCCATGAACAAGGGACGGGTGAACTACTTTGAAAAATCGGGTGTAGTTGCTGCCTATCAATACTCGGCAATACTTGACGATAGAACAACGCCGATTTGCGCAGGTTTGCATGGCAAAATATTTGCTGCAGGTAGACAGCCAATACCTCCGATGCATTTTAATTGCCGGTCGATGCTTATTCCAATCACCAAGTATGATCAATGGGAAGAGGATAAGACGGTAGACGGTATTGATATTGATGCTTTTATTGACGAATTAAAAGGGAATTAAAAGGTCAAGGATTTCCTAAGCAGTGAAATTTATTATATGATTAAATTGCCATAGCTAGATGCGTGAATGTGTGATCGCTCGATTTTTTCGGGCGATTGCTTTATGGAGAATATATGACTATCACAAATACACTCGGAGCAAAATTTGTAGGCCAGTTCATGGATATGGGATTGGCATTCGCAAGCGGATCTATCGGTCCGACATTTACTTGCCATCATCTTTTTGGAGAAAATCCGGCTGCTGGAACATCCTGGCAAGATGTTTGGATAACTGGCGGCGTTTATTCCTGGCCACAAACGGCTGGCGCAGTATCTATTGTTTCGGCGTCAACTAATGACACGGCGACCGGAATTGGTGCGAGAACTGTAGTAGTGGAAGGATTGGATGCGAATTTTAGAAATATATCAGAAACGATAACCGTTACAGGTCAATTAACGGCTACGGGAGCAAGATTGTTTAGACGGGTGAATAAGATTTATGTGGAACACATTGGTACTTATGATGGAAGCACGGTATCAGGTCATGGTGCTATTACCGCGACCCATTTAGGGACGGCTACGGCAAAAATTGAGGTATCTGTAGTGTCTTTCGGACGGACGGAACTGGCTAGATATACTGTTCCGGCTGGACATACTGCCTATGTCAATGAGGTGGACATAAATGTCGATTCAACAAAATTTGGATCGGTGATCATGTTTGCAAGAGAGAATGCTGATGTTACTACCGCACCATTTACGGCTAAACAAGCTATAGAAATATGGGAAGGATTGAGCGGACCTTATAGCCATTCCTTCAATGCTCCTCAAAGGTTTCCTGCTAAGACTGATATATGGTTTGTGTGTAAAGCAGCGCAGGCGGCTACTCCCATAAACGTATCTTTTGATATATTTCTAACGCCAGAATAAGGGTTTATTTATGCCAGAAATAAAAAATGTGGAAATAATGAGTGTGGGGACGTGGAATGGTACGCCAATCACAGAAGCACTACTGCAGGAATGCTGCGAAGCCTTCGAAAAAACTAAAGGCTATGCTAAGCCTATTTTGAAGCTAGGCCATAATGATGAGCAGGTGCTTTTAGCCAAGGATGGCTTGCCGGCGGCTGGTGCCGTGTCGGCTATGTATGTCAAAGGCAAAAAGCTATTGGCCGATTTTGTCGATGTCCCAGCCAAGATTTATGATCTAATCCAAAAGAAAGCGTATCGAAAAGTCAGTGTAGAGTTATACAAAGGATTGACGTTAGAAGGCCAGCAATTTCCGGCGTGGATTGGTGCGGTAGCCTTGCTCGGCGCGGATTTGCCGGCAATGACTTCTTTAAATGACATTCTCCAAATGTATTCATTAGCTGATAGCAATTCATTCCGCGCGGCTGATTTTTTGCCTTTTCAATCGAATGCCGATACAATTAAGGCAGTTATAGAATTTTCCAATGGGGACAAAACAATGCAAGAAATCGATAACAGCGATTTGCAAAAAACTGTTGAGGATCAGCAAAAGTTGATTGATCAACTTAGCGGACAAGCTGAAGAATTCAAGAAAGCGGCTGAGGATTTGGCTACTTTCAAAAAAGAATCAGAAGCCAAAATTGCTGAATTGTTGGCTGATGCGCGGAAAAACCAAGCAGAATTATTTTCGTTAGATTTGGAAAAGCGCGGATTGCTTACGCCATCTCTGAAGAAAATGGTTGAGCCATTTTTGGCGCATGCTGCAGCAAGCCCGGCCAAGTTTAGTGTAGATGCAAAGGAAATTGATCAAGCGGAATGGCTTGGTAATTTGTTGCAATTGGCTAAAGAATGCTACGCGATCAATCAAGATCAGCTAACGCAAAATGCGCAGCCAATTGAAACGACCGGCGAAGCAGGGCTGCAAAAGAAGATTGAAGAAATCATGGTTGCCGAGAAATGCAGCTACTCAGCGGCATATCGAAAAGCCATTAAAGAACAACAATAAATAGGGAAAGGTAACAAGCTATGTCAGCACCTTTAGTGATAAGCGCAAAAGTTTCAAGCACATTATCCGCTCAGAGAATCGTAGCGGCGGCGGCGTCAGCCGGTACTGTAGTATATCCTACGGCTGCAGCACATTTGCCGATTGGCGTTACTCTTGACACTGTGAAGGATACCACTAACGCTATCCCGGTACAGGTCAATGGTGCGGCGTATGCCTATTTCAATGACACAGTGGCGGCTGGTGCGTTAGTCGGATCTGATACAAATGGCCGAGCTATTCCGTTTACCTTGGCTGCTACTTCAACCGCTATTTCTGCGCCAGCGGCTTACGCCGGCGTATTATGGGGAGCGGCTGTAGGTGCTACCGGCGCGATTGCTCAAATTTTAATTTACCCTGGCTTTGACCGCAAGGGCGCATAATAACTAATATTTTGAAAGGATTAAGATATGCCTTTTCGTAATCAATTACACGTCGATCAGCTACTTAGTAACGTATCGGTTAAGTATCGCAATAGCGAATTGATCGCTATGCAGGTCTTCCCTGAAGTGTCTGTAAAAAAGGATAGCGACCTTTTCCGAGTTTATGACCGTGATTTTAGAATTCCTGAAACCGCGCGAGCTAATAAAGGTGTCGCTAATCAGCATTTTTGGGAAGTTTCTAGCAGCACATACGTGCTTGAAGATCATGCGTTGAAGGATTATGTGTCTGATGATGACGCGGACAACTATGATATGGCTGATCTTCGTGCTGATACCACGGAAGAGTTAACCGACAAAATCTTGCTTCGGCTTGAAAAGTCAGTAGCTGATCTTTTCACGACCACAAA